ACCTCATACTCGAATTAGACGACAGAGGTAAAGATCTGTTCTCTATGTTCTGTCTGGATACAACTACGAACAACAAGGACGGTACAGCAAACATATGTCAGGTTATAGGACGAGGTTTAACTGATCTCATCTCGTACAGTGGAGAAGATGTTTATGACTTTGGAAAGAAACTGCTTGAGCAGGATGAACATGAAGTGAATAATGTGGTTGCTCTCGATTCCTACAGAAATCAGGAATACAGGAAAGATATTTTTTCTGATGACGACAACAAGGAAGATGACGACGATACAACAGAGATAACTTTTTCCTTTAAAAAGGACGATGATGGTGGAGATAACGAAGATGGCAAATGAAGAACTAGAACAGAAAGCACAACAAAGAGTACAAGAAACAAAGGATATCCTGGAAGTTATTACCAAACCAGCAGAAGCAGATGCGGTTAACAGTCCTGAACACTATAACATGCTTGACATAGAGGCTATTAATCTGATAGAAATGTCTATGACTAAAGAGGAGTTTCTGGGTTACCTAAAAGGCAACGTGCTAAAATACATAATAAGGTACAAGCATAAAGGCAACGCAAGTGAAGATCTTGACAAAGGAAAGTGGTACTTAGATAAATTGAGGAATAAAATTAATGATCAGTCTTCCAACTGACTATCAGACATTTATACATACAAGCAGGTACGCTCGTTGGCTTGACGAAGAGCAACGCAGAGAAACCTGGCAGGAAACGGTACAACGCTTTACAGACTACATGGAAGAGCATGTAAAGCTTGTTTGTGATGTAGATCTTACTAAATTTCCAGAGTACAGGGCTGTTAGAGAGGGGATACTAAGCCTTAGTGTCATGCCGTCTATGAGAGCTTTAATGACTGCAGGACCAGCATTAAGGCGTGAAAACATTGCAGGATACAACTGTGCGTTTATTCCTATTGATAACCCCAGATCGTTTGATGAGATACTTTACATTCTTATGAACGGTACAGGTGTTGGGTTCTCTGTAGAACGACACTTTATAAATAGTCTGCCCACCATACCTGATGTTCTGTTTGAGGAAACAGAGGACGTTATCAGTGTAGCAGATTCCAAGGAAGGATGGGCTAGAAGCTTTAAAGACCTTATAAGTTATCTGTACACTAGTCGTATTCCACGGATTGATCTGTCCAAGATACGTCCTGCTGGTGCAAGGTTAAAGACCTTTGGAGGCAGAGCTTCTGGTCCTGATCCTCTTAGTGACTTGTTTGAATTTACTATAAGGATATTTAAAAATGCCCTTGGAAGAAAGTTGTCGTCGCTGGAGTGCCATGACATCGTATGCAAGACAGGCGAGGTTGTGGTTGTCGGCGGTGTTCGTCGCTCTGCTCTTTTATCCCTCAGTAATCTTACTGATGATAGGATGCGTTCTGCTAAGTCTGGTAATTGGTGGACTCTCCATCCTCACAGGGCTTTATCAAACAACTCTGTTGCTTATACAGAGACTCCTGATCCGTCTGCGTTTATGAAGGAATGGCTTGCCCTGTACGAGAGCAAGTCAGGAGAGCGAGGTATCTTCAACAGAGCGGCTGCACAAAACAAAGCTTCAGAGAATGAGCGTAGAGAACCACACGAGAACTTTGGAACAAACCCCTGCAGCGAAATCATACTACGCCCCAATCAATTCTGTAACCTGTCTGAGGTTGTATGCCGCCCTGACGATACAGCAAAGTCCCTGCATAAGAAGGCAGAGCTAGCGGCTATTCTTGGAACAGTACAATCTACTCTAACTGATTTTAAATATTTACGAACACGCTGGAAAAGTAATACTGAGGAAGAGAGATTACTTGGCGTGTCACTAACAGGCATCATGGATTGCAAGTTGTTAACCGATGATGAGAATGTTAGACTGCTGGAGTCACTAAAGAAGACTGTAGTAGAAACAAACAAGAGGTGGGCGAAGATGCTTGGTATTCCTCAGTCAACCGCTACCACTTGTATTAAGCCATCTGGTACTGTCAGCCAACTCACTGACGCTGCCAGTGGTATTCATGCTCGACATGCACCGTACTACGTCAGGACAGTGCGTGGGGATGTTAAAGATCCACTGACTCGTTTCCTTATGGATCAGAACATTCCAAATGAGCCTGACTTTAACAGTCCTACCAATACGGTGGTTTTTTCCTTTCCTTTCAAATCACCGATTGATGCCATCTGTAGGACTGATATGAGGGCGCTGGAGCAACTGCACATGTGGAAGCACTTTAGTGACCACTGGTGCGAACACAAACCTTCTGTAACGGTAAGCATTAAAGAGCATGAATGGGTAGAAGTAGGGAACTGGTGCTATAAGAACTTCGATAGTTTGAGTGGTATCAGTTTCCTGCCCTTCTCTGATCACAGTTATAGACAAGCTCCCTATCAGGATTCTACAGAGCAGGACTACAAGAAGTTAAAGGCAGAGATGCCTCAGTCAATAAACTGGGAAGAATTTAATAATTACGAAAAAGAGGATAACACAAAAGCCTCGCAGGAACTAGCTTGTACTGCAGGAGTGTGTGAACTAGTGGATATATGAATGCAGCAATTCTATCACAGGTAAATGTAGAACTAAAAAAAGACGGCAACATTGAAGTTATATACCGCAATATTACCGCCGACAAGTTTAAAGAAGTTATGGAAAAAGGAATACCTACATATGAAAATACTGAACTTATTTATGGTTATATGAAGCGTCTGGAGAACTTAACACAAGAATACGTCAATGATGCTGAGAAACTGCTCTAGAAAAAGATGAGATAGACTAAGCCACAAAGGAGAGTCAAGTCAGCACATACAGACCAGACGATATAACCTCTAAGCATCCATTTACTTACCTGTTGTACTAAGGGGTTCTTCACTACTCTGCCCCTCTTGTTCTTTTTCCACTAGAAATCTCCTTAAAATAACGATTTCCTCTGTACGGCCCATAGAGCGTCACACAGAGGTTTTAGCCTTTTCCTGGTGTATCAGGGTATTCAGCCCCTACTCCACCTCTCCTGGGCTGAATATGGAGGGACTTTTCCCTTTACCAGACAAATATATAGGTACAGGCTTACCTTGCAGCCACTTCTGCAGTATTCTAACTAATTCTCTAATCATTTCTTCATATTGTTGCGTTGAATGCCTTTAGACTTTTCAAAGCTTCGCATTCCACCCAGACCTAGTAGGGCTAGTGTTAATGACATAAGACCTTCCGTCTGTATAATGGGCAGTACTATATCTATACCACTGACAGCAATACCCCAAACTGCCACTGGTTGAAATACAAACTGCCAACCAAGACCGAAAGCACATATCCACATGATGGCAGGTCGCGCACCAGCTACGAAGATGGATGAGTGTTTAGCTTGCTCCAGGTTTGTCTGTGCTTGTGCGAGGTCTAGTGAGACTATCTGTGACTTCAACTCGTGAGAGAGCTTTGTCTTCAGGTCTTTGTCCTCGATAAACTTATCCAGGACTTTACCTGCTACACCTATAACTGATTCTGCAATACCTAACATTGTTTATTCCTTACCATTTTATAGAATAACTTGCTCCAAGCTGTCCAGTTTTTGAGAAAGGATTAAGTGTTCCCTTTACTCTAAGAACTCCTGGGCCAAGCCTCTTTTCAAATTCACCTGTAAGTTTTGCACCTGGTTTTCTTTTATAAACTGGTTTTACTTCCCAGTTAAAGCCATCTCTTACTTGATTTGAGTACGGTTTCTTTTTTATGTGCGTCCACTCACCCATTGCTATCTATCCCTTATACTTTGCTACACGACCACCAGAAGAGTACTGTTTCTTTTGTACTTTGTTACGCTTCACTTTCTTTCTTTTCTTTACAGTTCCTCCCTCGTTGTACATCATATCACCATATTCTTCCAACCCTGCAGGGTAGCGTCCGTATGGGCCAGAACTATAGGGTCTACGTTTCATCTGGACCTCTCCTGGTTGTCTTGGAAAAGAACGGTATATAGGTTCTGGATTTTTTAAACCTTGTGGATTTCCCCATTGATCCATAGTCGTACCTACAGTCTTATGGTGATAAGGTACTACATATTTCTTTTTATTTTTATCCCACTTCATTGGTGCAAGGAGAGGGTTTTGTTCTGTTCCTTCCATTACATCAACTGGCATCGAACCACTAACAGGGCGATTAAGTCGAGCATCCCATTCACCAGTATTCATAACTATCTTGGAAGGATCAAGAAATCTTGAAGTACTGGTAAGGTCTTCGTATTCTTGTATCATGTTAGAAACTGCATCCTTTTTTATTCCTTTTGATATAGCTTCTGCATCTTTTTTTCTTTGTTTTTTACGATATGGCAGATTCCAACCATATATACCAAAATCGTCTTCTAAAGCTTGAACTGCAAGATCATCCCTGGTTCCAAGTTTTTTTAGAAATGCAGGATCTCTTAGTTCTCTTTGAGCTATCCTTTTACTTACACGGAATGGGATATCTTTTAGATTATTAGGGTCATCTTTAGTTGCGTAGTGGGCTTTAACATCTCCTACATGGGCTATGCGCTCACCTACTCTATACTTGTACTCAGGATGATACTTGTCAAAAATACCCTGTCCTAAATAGTTATAAGGTATCTGAGGATGAAGCAATGGAGCATCTTTATCTTGAACAAAAGGATAAGCATCTTCATATTTATTCTTTAAGAAATCATCTCCAACATGCTGCAATTCATGTCTTAAAGCTGCCAGACCTCCTCCTCTTAACCACTCATACAAACCTCCAACACCTAGGGTAGTAGTCATTTCTTTTGGTAAGTTTTCCCTGTGCTTGTACTTAAAATCATGTTCTGCTATAAAATCTGTTCCTTCTAAGTATGCTACTGAATACTCTCCACCAGGAAAGCCCCTTTTGGTACTCCATTTCTTTTCACCACTTGCGAGTATTTCAAATGTTTGCATTTGTTTGTGATGTTCTTTTATTAAAGGAGTACCCCATTTATAATGTTTATCCAGGTATTCAGGCTTTGATCCTTTAGGAATACCTTCAATCTCAATACCTGCCTTCTCAACATCTGCTTTTAGATCCCCCTCATGTCTAAGATACCCTTCAGCATCCTTACGAGGGTATCTCCAATCTGTAACAGCTTCATTCTTTTCTATTCTTCCTCCAATTCTTCTTTTGTAATAAGCAATAATTGCAGCTATAGCTTCTATATCTTCCTTGCCTGAAGTACCTC